CGGCAAGGCGGCTGATTGCTTGCGCCGGATGTATGAAGCACAGCGCCAGCCGCTGACGGATGAGGAATTCCGAAAACTGATGTTGGACCTCTACAACATTGAGTTAAAAGAAGGCGATTACGCAGACGACATTTTGCTGGTTAGAGCCGTCGAAGCCGCGCACGGCATCACAGGAGAGAAGAAATGACCCAACAACCAGAAGCCCTGCGGCTGGCTGATGAACTGGATGAAAAACCTGACAGTGATGGTCACTGCCGACAAGCCGCAGCCGAACTGCGCCGCCTTCATGCAGTTAATGCGCAGTTACTGGAGGCGCTGGAGGAACTGGACGCAAAGCCTGAGCACACGGGTTCGTGGCTCAAAGCCCGAGCTGCCATCGCCAAAGCAACAGGAGAACAAGCATGAAAGTAATCACCCAATTTGTGAATCCCCCCGTTGCTTCGCTTATCTATGCCTGGCAAGCAATGTTTAAGGGCCAAGAAGAACCCGGCGACTTGGTAGGCCACGGCGCTACTCAAGGCGAAGCGGTCGCCAACTTATACGAGCAGCTTCACGAAGACGCGCTCGACACTGTGGAGAAGCTGGGAAAGCTGGCCGACGGCCTGGACAACGGGAATAGCAGCGCGGAATACATGGCGGCAGAGTTGGCGCACAGGGCTAAGAGGCTGCAAGGGGTGTTGGCATGACTGAGAAAACAGAAGCCCAAAGATTGGCTAAGTGTCTTGACGATTGGGCTGAAGGCGAGACCTATCCATCACGCGTTGGAATCAAAAATGCCGCAGCCGAACTGCGCCGCCTGGAAGAAATACTTGCTTTGAGGCATGCCGCAGGAATTAGATATGCAGCGCAAATCAATCAACTGGAAGCAGTGAACGCGCAACTGCTGGAGGCGCTGGAGCTTGTGATGGCTGACGTAAAGACCGCGCCGAATGCGTATGAGGCACAACGTCAAGCTATCGCTGCGGCAAAGGGGGAAGCATGACTAACAAATACACCATCGGCTGGTCTGACCCAAGGGCCACATACGGAACCCCCAAGGTTGAGTGGGAACCTATCAGCTACAGCCACAAGTATGAAATAGGCGAATACTTGTCTTACGTGGGCATGGCAACGGGCGTGTCAATCGCCGTTTCACCACTGCCTTGGGTATCACTTCTTCTGTGGGCCGTAGCATGACCCGCGACAACATCATCCGCATGGCGCGTGAGGCTGGGTTCATTCAGCACAACAATCCGGACTTGTACGACTGCATGGTTGCCTCCGACGTAGCCATTGAGCGTTTTGCCGCCTTGATCGCCGAAAACGAACGGGGAAATTTTTGCGCCTTTTTACGTCAAATGCACGATGCGTATTCATTGGCGTCGAGTCCGGCGGGTTTACGCGCAAGGGGAGAGAGATGAGCAAAAAGAAAGAGACTGTGTAATCATGCCGACCGTGCCTGTTGTGCGAAACGCGATCATTGAAGCCATCAGAAACGAAGGCCCAATGACATCCGCTGAGTTATCTGAGTACCTGGATGTATCCAGGCCACGTATCAGTGGCGCTATCGTAATCATGCGTGAATACGGAACAAAGTTTTTACGCATCGTGGGATACCGGCGACAACGTGGCACGGGCGGGCGCGAGGCTCCGATCTATGCTTTGGGTCCGGGCACTGACGCACCCCGTCCTGTAATGAACTCTTTAGAAGAAAATCGCAAGCGGCAAGCACGCTACCGAAAAAAGTACCGCCTCATTTTGCGCTTGCGCACCCAACAACGACGAAAGGGGGTTGTAAATCCGTTTCTGCAACTTGTGAAGTAAACCACACACGGAAGGAGACAAACAATGACGAACGAAGAACGTGAACTTGACCTGATGGTCGCAGACCTTATGAGTGAGAACAATCAGTTGAAGACAGACAATGCCCAACTCCAAACAAAACTTGACCGAGCCCTTGACGAAGCCGCCAAATTCCAAACAGCACTGGCGCGCATCCTTGCCATATCCAACGTGGCCTTTCGGGACGGTGCCGGGCAAGGAGTTGGAGAAGTACGAACGCAGACTGCGTAAAGCGCAGTCCACCAAGAATTCAGGTACCCCTGAAACCCCGCTTGAAGAAGCACCTTTTTAATCATGGAGAAAGCAATGGCCAAGAAACTTACCGCCGCAGAGAAAATTCGTCGCTACGTCGCCTCGCATCCCACCGCCAAGCCCCGGCAGATTGCCGCCGCGTTGGATGTGAAAGCCTCGTACGTGTCCGTCCTCAAAGCAACTGACAAAAAACGTGGCATCGTGAGATACCCCACCGCCAAGATTCGGATGCAAGCCAGCGAGAGTGCCAATACTGTCAAGCCCTATGCCGCGATTGAATTGATTGAGCCTGAGAACGACCCGGTGAATCACCCGGCGCACTACAAGGTCGGCGGTATCGAGACCATCGACTTCATCGAAGCCAAGAAGCTCAACTACAACCTGGGTAACGCGGTGAAGTACATCACCCGCGCTGACCACAAGGGCAACCGCAGGGAAGACCTTGAGAAAGCAGCTTGGTACATCAAGCGCGAACTCGCTGCAATGTAAACCGAGGGGGCTCCGTGCCCCTCTTCTTTTATTTGAACAGGAGAACAACATGAGCGAGACAACCGACGACATGAACGAGGGCGTAAAGATCATCCTTGAACGCCTCAAAGAATTTCCAGAAGACTTCGTGCCCCCGCATTTCACGCGGGAAGCCTATCTAACTGTCGGGCGTCCGTCCAGATGGCGTGAACTCGCCGAGGCGGCGATGAACGAGAAAGAAATCTTCACTGAAGAAGAGCGCAAAGCAGTCCGAGACGCCATGCGTGAAGCTACGCGCAAACATTTCTCAGCGCATGTGCTTGATTTGCTGGCCGGGAAAAATTACTCCCGCGAAGAAACCGTCTATCAATACCAAGAGAAGATGGGCATGACCTCCAGCTATAACCCCGGCATTGGTACGGGGGCTGTCAGCGCGGCGGTTATCCGCGATTCAGTCATCAACCCTGACAGGTTCAAGTTCTTCAAATGAAACTGCTGACCATCGATTTTGAGACGTACTACACCGACAAAGGTCTGGGGTTCAAGAACCAGACCACGGAGGAATACGTGCGTGACCCAGCGTTTGAAGTGATCGGCGCTGCTGTGCAGGTTGACGACGGTGAGCCTGTCTGGTTTTCAGGCTCCCGTGAAGAGATGCGCAAGTGGCTCGGCCAGTTTGATTGGAAAAACTCCATGATGCTGGCCCACAACACGCTGTTCGACGGCTGCATCCTGGCATGGCACTTTGGCTTTGTGCCGATGGTGTATCTCGACACGCTGAGCATGGCCCGTGCGCTGCATGGCGTGGATGCTGGCGGCTCTCTGGAGAAGTTGGCTACCCGGTATCAGATCGGGGCCAAGGGTGATGAGGTGGTGTATGCCATCAACAAACGCCGCGTGGACTTTGAGCCTGACGACCTCGCCCGGTACGGTGAGTATTGCTGCAACGATGTGGCGCTTACGTACAAGCTGTTCGGCATCATGTCTAAGCAATTTCCTATGGACGAACTCCGTCTGATAGATATGACCTTACGCATGTTCACGCAGCCCATGCTGTACATCGACCAGCCCACGCTGGAAGAACGGCTTGAGGCAATCGGGCGAGAGAAATCCGAAATGCTGTCCTCGCTTCAAGTGGCTTTGGAGTGTTCCACCGAGGAAGACGTCCGCAAAAACTTGTCCAGCAATGCCAAGTTCGCTGACATCCTGCGTCGGTTCAACATCCCCGTGCCGATGAAGATGAGTGAGAAGCAGAAGAAGGAGGTCCCTGCCCTGGCCAAGAAGGACGAGGGGTTCCTCGCGCTGTGTGAACATGAGGACACGTTCATCCAGAACTTGTGCGCTGTGCGCTTGGGCACCAAGTCCACGCTTGAAGAAGGCCGCATCAAACGGTTCATGGATATTGGCAAACGCCATAACGGACTGATTCCCGTCCCCCTGAAATACTACGGGGCACACACGGGTCGCTGGTCCGGCATGGACAAAATCAACTTCCAGAACTTGCCAAGCCGTGACCCCAAGAAGAAAGCACTCAAACGCGCAGTCGTACCGCCGCCTGGGTATGTCGTAATTAACTCTGACTCATCGCAGATCGAGGCGCGCATGACGGCGTGGCTGGCCGGTCAGGATGATGTGGTGGCGCAGTTCGCCAACGGAGAGGATGTGTACTCGCTGTTCGCTAGCGCGGTCTACGGACGAAAAATTACTAAAGTAGATAAAGAAGAAAGATTTGTAGGAAAATCGTGTGTCTTAGGACTTGGTTTCGGCACAGGTGCCCTCAAGCTGCAACACACTCTGGCGACCTCACAGCCGATCAGCGTCAAAGTCGATGAGGAAGAAGCCAAGCGGATCGTCGGCGTGTATCGAGAGAAGAACCACGCAATCATCGACCTCTGGGGCGATGCAGACATGATGCTGGAAGACATGCTTTCAGGTTCATTCAAGAATGGCCCCAAGGTGTTCGGGCGCCACAACTGCGTGTTCTACGACAGGGACGGGATCATCCTGCCCAACGGGCTGCGCATTCGGTACCCCAACCTGCGTAAAGAGTGGGACAAAGAAAAGCAAAAGACCAGCATCGTCTATGACTCTCGCAAGGGTCCGGTGTACCTCTGGGGCGGGGCGGTGGTCGAGAACGTGGTGCAAGCCCTGGCGCGTATCGTGGTCGGCGTCCAGATGATCGACATCAACCATAAGTATCGCGTGGCACTGACGGTGCATGACGCGGCGGTGGTGGTTGTCCCGGAGTATGAACAGGACGAGGCCATCCACTACATAACTGGTGTCATGTCTGTGGCTCCAGACTGGGCAACCGGGCTTCCCGTTGCGTGTGAAGCCAAGGCAGGGAAAAACTACGGTGACGCCTAGAGCAAAACAGACTAATATAGTTGCCCCTGCTCACTTCAGAACAACACCCCCATGAAAGCAAGTGAAATTAAGTGGTCCTACTCTGGCCTCAAAGACTACACCAACTGCCCCAAGCAGTACCACGAAGTCAAAGTACTCAAGCGGTTTTCCAAGAAACCCACGCAGCAGATGCTGTATGGCACAGAGGTTCACTCTGCCCTGGAAAACTACGTCAAGGACGGCACCCCGCTTCTCAAGAACTACGAGCGGTACAAGAAGCAACTGGACCCACTGCGGGAGATGCCCGGAGAAAAGTACCCAGAACACGAGATGGCGCTGCGCGCTGACAAGACCCCGTGCGGGTTCAAAGACTCAGACTACTGGGTGCGCGGCATCGCCGACCTGCTGGTGGTGGACGGAGACCAGGGTTTCATCGTTGACTACAAGACCGGGAGCAACAAGTATCCCGATCCCAAGCAGCTTCAACTGATGGCGCTCATGGCGTTTGCGCACTTCCCGGACATCCAACACATCAAGGCTGGCCTGTTGTTTGTTGCGCACGAGCATTTCGTGACCTCGGAATACCGCCGGGAAAAGGTTGACGAATACTGGGCAGACTTCTACTGGAACCTTGAAAGGCTGCGCCTTTCCCACGAAAATGAAAGCTGGCCCGCCAACCCCACCCCGTTGTGTGGCTGGTGCCCCGTCCACTCCTGTGAATTCCACAAAGAACGATGATCGACTACGCGCATCCCTGCATGATGGCTGAGAACGCTCTGCACCAAGCTCACATCCACATGCTTAATCACGAACATGACATGGCCGTTGAAGAGTGCATGAAAGCAATTACTGAGGCCCGACTGATGATCAGTTCTATCAAACATATGAAGGAGCAAAGAGATGCCCTACGTAAACAAACCAAGACCATACAAACTTGAATACTCGCAGCAAAAGGAACGCGGTGAGCATGAACGCCGCATGGAGCGCCAACGCGCGCGGCGCTCCCTTGACAAGACTGGCGCCGATGCCAATGGCAACGGCAAAGCGGACAAGCGTGAAGGCAAAGATGTTGCGCACGTTCGCGCTCTGGACAAGGGCGGCTCGAACAAGGACGGACTCCGCGTCCAATCAGCAAGCGCCAACAGATCGTTCAAGCGCGATGCTAAGGGAAACCTCGTATCTGAAATCAGCAAACGAGAGCGCAAAAAGACTTGACATTCTTTTAAGAGCCCCTAATATCGTGGCTGTCAGGCGTGAGTGGGCCACGGGGCATTGGTAGTTGCTCAAGGCCATTAACCGCGTCAGTCGTCCAGCGCTTCCTCCTGTTGGCGTTAGGGACGACGGACACTCGGGAAAGACCGGGACCAATGAGGCATCCACCGCGCCGACAACCAAGAGCGGGGAAGACAGGCAGTTAAAGGAAGTGATGGAAATAGTTGAAAATTCAGCGTTGCGGCTTACGTGTTCCTACGAAGTCGCTTGTCAGATCAGCGCTCACATCGAAAAGAGTGAGTACCTGGGACCCAAGGACAGCCATCATGAGATGCTTGTCTACTGGGGCGTAGAAGAGACGCAACGACTCGCGCGCCTTCTCAAGAACCCAAACCTCCCCTCCCCCATTGAACATGAATACGGCTGGCCGGGACTGTACAAGCCCTTCGACCACCAGCGCGACACTGCGCGCTTCCTGACCCTGCACCAACGCGCCTTCTGCTTCAACGAGGCTGGCACCGGCAAGACCTCCGCTGCGATATGGGCCGCGGACTACCTACTGAATCAGGGTACCGTGAAACGTGTGTTGGTCATCTGCCCGCTGTCGATCATGCAAAGCGCGTGGCAAGCCGACCTGTTCAAGACCGCCATGCACCGGACCTGCGCTGTGGCCCACGGCAGCAGACGCCGCCGCGTCATTGAAGGCGAGTATCAGTTCGTCATCATCAACTACGACGGTGTGTCCGCAGAGCGCGAAGCCATCCAGAATGCCGGGTTTGACCTGATCATCGCTGACGAATGTTTTGTAGCAGGTACGTTGGTATCCACGCCTCTTGGGCGCAGGCCCATTGAGCAACTTGATGCTGGCGATAAAGTGTTGACCTCTGACGGAGTAATGCGTATAAAGCGTCTTGTACGCAATACTGCCGCGCAACTTGTTGAGGTAAAACTTGGAAACGGACAAACAATCAAATGCACTCCAGAACACCCTTTCTTCACAGACGCCGGGTGGGTCTGCGCCAAAAATCTTACGGGAAGAAGGCTCATCTCTGGTGTTGAGTTGTCTTGTCTGCGGGCAGGAATTCCGCCACGCGCGGCACCGGGTGTTGTGGGGTATGGCGAACAACCGACCAATTGGGT